TTGTAATGGAAAATGGCCAGGTGTATGACGCTGTAGGCCGAAGTCTCAATCGTAATACAGTACCAAAATGGTACCGTTATGGTAAATCGCAAAGGCTGTTCACAGCTGGCGACCATTCACAAGCTGTACTTGTAGAGGATGCTGCATCTGCTTGTGCCATATCCCCTGTAGCCACAGGCGTAGCCCTGCTCGGTACCAACATGAAAGACGCTGACCTCACACAGCTTAGGAAGTATGAGCGTGTGTTCGTATGCCTCGACCCTGACGCTACCCGTAAGGCGCTTGACATCCAAAAATACCTTTCGTACTTTGTGGAATCGACAATAATAAGAATAAACGATGACCTCAAATATTATCAGGCGCAGGAGATTCGACAATTACTACGGAACAGCAGCTGATTAAGTTACTGTTATCAAAGGACTTTTTTGATAACAATAAAACGCGCGTGATGCGCACCATGTTCCCCAGCGAACTGGGAGACCTGTACGATACCATCGTAGATGGGCATGACAAGTACGACAGAAATTTGACAGTCGGCGAAGTCAGAGAATTGTACCGCGTCAATAATCCGACAGCCACTCGTGCTAAGCGCGAACTGCTTGCAGAAATACTTGATGACATATCCGCGTACGCTCCTATGGGCGAAGACGTGGCACAGGACGTGTTGACCAAGTTGTGGCAGCAGGAAGTGGGGCGTCGTATCGCTGACATGGGCCTTGCCATGATGGAGGGCACCCCCGAAAAGATACATGAAATCAAGGAGTTAATCGAGAAGTCAGAGAATGGGTTCGTACCTGACGATGACATCGAACCGATTACGACCAGCGTCGAAGAACTGCTTGAGTATGAAGCCAACGAGAACTGCTGGGAGTTCAATATCCCGACACTGGCCAAAGCTGTACGCGGCGGCAAGGGCGGCGAGTTCATGATTGGCTTTGCTCGTCCTGAGATTGGTAAGACGGCATTTTATGTGTCGCTGGCTATGGCCCCCAACGGCTTCTGTGCCCAAGGTGCCAACGTTCACATCATTACGAATGAGGAACCAGCTAAGCGCACTATGCTCCGTGCAGTGATGGCCTACACCGGCTACAGCAAGGAGCAGATATATATGAACCGTTCACACGCCAGCGAGAAGTTCACAGAGATTGCTCCAAACATCACGATGCTGGACAACGTGGACGCAAGCATCGAATGGTTGAACAAATACTGTGCGAACAAGAAGCCGGACATCCTTATCATCGACCAGTTGGATAAGCTGAACGTGTCTGGTACATTTGCTCGTACAGATGAAAAGCTACGTGAAATTTACTTGAAGTTTCGTGAAATCTGTAAGCGGCACGATGTGTTCGGCATCGGCATCAGTCAGGCATCGGCTGACGCTGAGAACAAGACCAACGTCACTTACGCGATGATGGAGAACAGTAAGACAGGTAAAGCTGCGGAAGCCGACCTTATTATAGGTATCGGTAAGTCGGACATCACCGACAACAACGACAGCCGCCGGTACCTCACAATCTCCAAGAACAAACTCACAGGTTTCCACGGCAATATCGTCTGTAATCTTGAAACAGCTACCAGCAGGTACACAGCATGATTACATTTCTTGACGTTGAAACAATGTTTCAAATTAACCCTGAGACGAAGCGCAGTGACCCTACGCCGTTTCACAAGGACAATCAGCTTGTATCTGTGCAGTTCGCCACTGATGACGGTGAGCCACAGTTTCACTGGTTCCACCACGAGACGCTGGACATAGATACACGCGCACCGTTCCTCGCTGTACAACAGGTACTTCACAACACTGACGTTCTTGTCGGCCATAACATCAAGTTCGACTTGGTGTGGCTGTGGGAGTCTGGGTTCACATATGATGGCGCTGTGTACGACACGATGCTGGGCGAGTATGTGCTGTTGCGGGGACAGAAATGGGGCATCAGTCTTGCCGACAGCTGTGACCGGCGCAAAGTTTCTCGCAAAAAAGGCGAGTTAGTGGAAGAATTTTTGCATCAGGGCAAAGGCTTTGATGTGATGCCGTGTGATATCGTTGAAGAGTATGGACTCGCTGATATCATATCCACTCGTGAACTGTACTACGCGCAGCAGGAACTGTACTCTCGGGATAGCAACGCACCGTTGCGTAAGCATCTGAAGCTGATGAACGAGTTCTTGACCGTGCTGGCTCACATTGAACGCAACGGTATCAAGATTGACTTCAAGCGACTGCATCAGGTACGCGCCGATTACCAGAAGGAGCGGAGCGAGTTGCGCATCGGTATGGAAGACATCTGCCATGCTGTGATGGGCGACCGCATGATTAACTTCGCTTCACCGGAACAGCTAAGTCAGCTTATCTACTCGCGCCGTGTGCTTGACAAGAAGAAGTGGGCGGAGACATTTAATATCGGGCTGAACGAAAAGGGCAAGCCCCTGCTGCGGCCACGTATGTCGCCAGCTGAATTTGCCAACAAAGTCAAGGCCTTAACCGCACGTGTTCACAAGACACGCGCTGAGCAATGCGGTAATTGCAAAGGACGCGGCGAGTTCCGTAAGGTCAAGAAGGACGGGACGCCGTGGAAGAACCCGACAAAGTGTAAGTCTTGCGGCGGTGACGGATTTATCCAAACGCCCCTGCCCAAAGTGGGCGGACTCACAATGAATCCATCGGGCATCATGGACGTATCCGCCAGCGGGTTCTCCACTGATAAGACCACGTTGGTTCGTTTGTATAACGCCGCCGTTCACAAGGGCAACGAGAACGCCGTCAAGTTTCTTAAGTCGTCTATCCGGCTGAACGCTGTTGAGGTGTACCTGTCCAGCTTTGTTGGCGGTATCCAGCGCAACGTAAAGCCGAATGGAATTCTCCACCCTAAATTCAACCAGTGCGTCACAAGGACGACGCGCCTGTCATCTTCTGACCCGAACTTCCAGAACCAGCCACGCGGTAACACCTTCCCTGTACGTGCAGTGGTGGTGTCTCGGTTTGAGAATGGCTCCATCCTACAGGCTGACTACAGCCAGCTGGAGTTCCGTGTAGCGGCGCAGCTGTGCGGTGACGAGAAGATGCTGAACGACATCTTGGAGGGCGTCGATGTTCACAAATACACAGCGTCTGTCATCTTCGGAAAAGGAGAGGCTGATGTTACAAAAGATGAGAGAACTGCAGCAAAAGCGCACACATTCAAGCCACTCTACGGCGGGACGCAAGGAACCCCGAATGAAATGGAATATTACCGCGCGTTTGTCGAAAAGTACCCAGCGTTGGGCAAATGGCATGAGAGCCTTCAGACTGAGGCTGTTACGCACAATTGTGTTAGCCTGTATACAGGTCAGCAATTTGCTTTTCCTGATGTTAAACGCCTTGCTTCTGGCGCTGTCTCCAACGCCCCCGCAATCAAGAATTATCCTGTACAGGGTTTGGCTGGGGGTTGCGTGGTGCCGCTCGCTCTTATTTCGCTGCACAATGAACTTAGAAATCAAGAGTGTAAGTCTGTTGTTGTCAATACAGTACACGACTCAATAGTCTTGGACGTGTACCCGGGCGAAGAACAGAAGGTTGCACGTATCACCTACGATGCCATGACCGGTGTCGATAAGGTGTTCGAAGAGGTCTACAACGTCAAGTGGCGAGTCCCGCTTGAGGTAGATGTAGAAATAGGTAAGAACTGGTTGGACATGGAAGACTTTTCGTTTGACTAAGACCTGGACCTGTGATATAAATTGGACTCTTACTGGAAGGAGTGTGTAATGGATTCATTACCAACCGTATCAAACACGACAACGTTTGACCAGATTGCTCAGATTATTGGCCAAGACATGCCATCGGGCAATCAGTCTTCGCTGGAACTGCTTAAGATTAATCGGGACCACGAAGACGACAACGGAAACGCAATCCCTGCGGGTTCGTTCTTTGTGAACACACCGGAAGGTGCTGTTTACGCCAAGACTATGGATTTCCAGCTGTTCATGCAGCGGTACCAGTATCTCCACTACGATGTGGAGAACAACGAAATGGTGTCGAAGTCCATCATGGCAAACAACCTATACCCACAGACGGAAATCCCCGATACCATCGGCACGTTCCGTTGTGGTTCTGTACCAGCGAGCCAGCGTGAGAGCCTGTCTGCTGAACAAGCATTGCGGCAGAAGGACATCAAGTGCTTCCGTATGCTGTTCGGAAAGGCTACGTTCCACGACGCTGTCAATTCCAAGGGCAAGACTGTGGAGTTCACAGGGCGTCCGGTATTGTGGCGAGCACGTGGCTCTAACTTCATGCCAATCTCTAAGCCGCTGGACGCACTGTCGGCACAGAAGAAGCCCTTCATCTTCTACAACCTGTCAGCATCGTTGACAAAGCAGAAGAATGGTGGTCTTGTATATTATGTGTCCGACCTTGAGGTTGGCTCTGGGCCTCTTGACTTTGGGGCCGAAGACCAAGAACTGCTTCAATCCTTCGTCGATTACGTCGACAGGGAAAACAAGCAAGTCATGGCTGAATACGACAAGGCTCTCCGTGCACAAGGCACTGTCGTAGACGCTGAAGTCCAAGAAGTGACCGTTGATGATGCACTCAACGATGACCTGCCGGACTTCGTATCAGCATGAACGTAAAGCATAGCCGTCTTCTTTCGTTCCTTTCTAAGGCGGCTCGTGAGGGGGTAGAAATGCCCCCTCACATCCTCGACACATTTGCTCAAGCCGCACGTGATGCGATGCAGAAACACTTTGTCAAAGAAGACAGAGAGTTCACACTGCGTATGTCAAACATCGGCAGACCTGCCTGTCAGCTTCACATGCAAGCGAAAGGGGCTGAGCCAGAACCCAAGACATACGACTTCAAGATGCGTATGATTATGGGCGATGTCATGGAAGCTGCGATTATGGCGTTGATTGAAGCGGCCGGCATCGAAATTAAATCCAAGCACGGAAAAGTCTCGTACGACGCGAATGGCACCACCATCAAGGGCGAGTACGATATTGAATTAGACGACGGTATTTATGACATCAAGACTGCATCACCGTTTGCGTTTGAGCACAAGTTCAACGCTGACAATGCCTTTGACAAGATAAAGTCGAACGATTCCTTTGGATACGTTGCACAAGGCATTGGCTACGGTATGGGAGCAGGAAAGCCATTTAAGGGCTGGATTGCACTGAACAAGTCCACCGGTGAAATCACTTTCGCTGACGCTAAGTATGACGAAGATGAAAAGGAAGAGGTAAATGTCAAAATACAGAAATCCATTCTGGCCACTGATTTGTCCAAGCCCTTTCGCCGAGAGTTTTCGGATGTTCCCGAAGTATTCTATAAGAAGGAGACAGGGAACAGAACCTTGGGGATTGAGTGTTCATGGTGCGATTACAAGCACGAATGCTGGCCCAACCTTGAATTCAAGCGACAGCTACCAAGCAAGGGAAAGAACCCCAAGTTCGTCTGGTACACCTACATCACAGACGAGTGGCGTGAACGTGAGGCTAGCGATAACGTATGAGGCAATCCCTAACGAGTCGTCGACGAAGTACATCGAAGTCACCCAGCGTGAAGCGAGCGACTTCCTCGCGGAACTCAACAACGGCACGGCGTTCCCCTGCCTCTGGTCGCAAGGCAAAAGCTTCGTCTTCCCAGCAGACAAAATCTACGGCATCCTCGTCGAAGAAAAAGATGTCTCCGAGGTCGGCGAAGGCGAAGGGCAGGAAGCTTCAGCAGTGGGTGGTTGAGCAGCTTCTGAACGTCTACAAGGGGCTGACCAACCTTGACGTTAGGTCTACCCCTATGGGCGTCAATGGAGTCGATGTACAGCTGTCCACGGCCGCTTTCACAAGGTTCTCATATGATATAGAATGTAAGAACACTGAGCGGATGACGACACTGTACAATTACTATGAGCAAGCCACTGGGCATGAGTCTGGTGGCGAGCCGCTACTCGTTATCAAGATGAATCACAAAAAGCCTCTAGCAGTCGTTGATGCAGAGCATTTCATAAGGATGGTATCGTGCAAGAAGAAATCAAACTGAATCCTGGAGACTCTGCTGTAATCGTACGTCATGACGACGCCGAAGACGGGGGATTTGAGATTGAGATTTATCATCGTTCTGATGATAATCTTAGCGAGGAAGACTTGGTGTTCTACACCCTGCTGACTCGCGGTATGGCGTTCCAAGCCACTAACGACATGGAAGCCGTGTTGGACATGGGACGCGAAAGCTTTGAGGAAACTGAACTTGTAATCACACAACACTGAGGAGACTGTAATGAAATTCGTTCATAGCAGTTGGCATTTGCTTATGGATTCCAGATACAATCCACTGAGTAAAATACCCGATATGAACACCCGACATCTAGTCATGCAGATATTGGCATGGATGTGGTGCATCATATTTTCTATGTACTTAGGTTCCATTCTTGTATTTGGAATCAGTGCACTAATTCATGCAGTCTTGATAGCAGGTATCGTTATCACAGTCACTGTGTTCGAAACAGCCAATAGACGCCCACAGTATTTCGGTACGCTGGGCCGTGGCAACGGTGGAGAGCATGAGTGATGAGGCACGTAGACCTGTGTAGCGGAATCGGCGGCTTTGCCCTCGGTTTCGAGTGGGCTGGCCTATCAAGGCCAGTTTTGTTTTGTGACATAGAGCCGTGGTGCCGACAGGTGCTGCAGAAGCATTGGCCCGATGTCCCCATTCACTCTGATGTAAAGGAACTAGCGAGTGACCCAGAAAGATTTATTCCCGACTGCGACATCCTCACCGCAGGATACCCCTGCCAGCCCTTCTCGTCAGCGGGTAAGAGGCAAGGCGAACAAGACGACCGCCACATCTGGCCGTACATCCGCCAAATTGTTGCACACAAAAGACCCACTTGGACAGTTTTCGAAAACGTTTATGGTCACGTCAGCTTGGGACTCGACACAGTGCTCGCTGACTTGGAAGCCGAAGGCTACACCACAAGGACGTTTATTGTTCCAGCTTGCGGCGTCGGTGCTCCCCACAGACGAGACAGACTCTGGATTGTGGGCTACACCGAGGACAACGGATGTAACAGGGGGTCCGAGGGAGTTGGACGAGAAGGGACGGAGAGTCAGCAAGACGAATCCCAACTTGAAATTTGGAGCCAACTTAGCGGACCAAGTACGGATGTGGCCGACACAGAGAGCGTCGGAGTACAAGGATTGCGGCCCAGTGGGGAGCAAGAGTCACACACATATGCAGGACAGGAAGTATCTGTGCGCAGCAGTGAAGATGTGGCCGACACCATCAGCCAGCGAGCACAAGGCGGGGCAACCAGGCGACAAGATGCAGAAAATGCTTGGCAATCATCCAGAGGTACGCCAGAGTGGGACTGGGACGCTGAACCCAACGTGGGTAGAGTGGCTAATGGGGTACCCAAAAGGGTGGACCGACTTAAAGGACTAGGCAACGCCATAGTCCCGCAGATTGCACAACAGATTGGAACGGCTATAAGGACGACGTATCATGGCTAAGGAAGTGAAATACGTAATCAGAGCAAACACTGACGAAGAGTTGCAGGAGAAGATTGAGAACTACAAGCAAGCCTACCCACCGCTTGGGTATGGCACTCACATCTTGTCCAAGGCACGAGAAGATAGCGGTGTGTATGTAGCTACAATGTCACGCTACAACTCCTGTGATTGATATGCAGGAACGTCACGAAGCATATATGAGGCGCCGCATGAAAGAAGATGCAGTGAACAACCCATCTCATTACAACACCAGTGGCATAGAGTGCTTGGATGCTATCCAAGCCGCCACTGGCGATGGCTATCAGTATTACCTACAGGGTAATATTATTAAATACTTGTGGCGGTATCGCTACAAGGGCAAGCCCGTAGAGGACTTGCAGAAAGCGCGGTTCTATTTGGACCGCTTAATCTTGGTACTAGAAAATGAGCAGGACAAAGATACGGGCTAATATTGCCATTGCAGCTAAAATTGATTTAGAAGAGTTTAACGTTGACATAGACGAAGTCTCCGATATTGTTGAAGAATATGTCGAAGACTTGCTGTACGATATAGAAGGTATCGACCCTGTTAAGATAACGGTGAGGACACATGAGTAACATTACACTACCAACTTATTATCAACAATTTATTCACAAGTCGCGGTATGCGCGATGGCTTGAAGAAGAAGGTCGCCGCGAAGAGTGGCACGAAACTGTTGACCGATATATGAACTATATGAAGACTTCTCTGCTTGAGAAGCATGGCCATAAGATTCCAAAGGCTATCTTCCAAGAAGTGCGGGAAGCTATCCTGCACTCTGAAGTGATGCCGTCTATGCGAGCCATGATGACAGCTGGTAAGGCGCTGGAGCGCGACAACACCGCTGGCTACAACTGCTCTTATTTGCCCGTAGACGACCCTAAGGCTTTTGACGAGGCTATGTACATCTTGATGTGCGGGACCGGTGTAGGCTTCTCTGTGGAGCGGCAATACCTATCTAAATTGCCAGAGGTACCCGAACTGATGTTCGACGCCGAAGAAGTCCTCGTTGTACGCGACAGCAAGGAAGGCTGGGCCAAGTCTTTCCGTAAACTGCTGGCGCTGCTGTGGAC